ATTTGTTTGAATTTTCTCATGATTTACCTCCTTCGAATTTTTGTTTAAGTAATTCGTATTGTTCTTTTTCTTCCTGTTGTTTTTTGACCCTTTGGTCAATTTGTTGCTGCAGTCTTTTTTCCTGAGCTTCTTTTTTACGTTTGGTAACGCTCTCTATGATCTTGTCTCTTTCCTCTGCTACTGATCTAAGGATCTCTTCTCTTTCTGCGAGATCCAGTTTGTCCAGGTTGTTTGGAAGATCTGATTCTTCTCCGAAGTATTCTCCGGTTTTGCCTAATGGCAATGGCATTCCATGTGCGTACCTATTTACTATTTCAGCAATTGACATTGCCTCGTCTGGTACTGTTAATGATGGTTGTGTATTGATTTCGTATGATTTTGGGAATGCCCATGAATTGTATAGTGTCCTGATGACTGGTATATTCTGATAAGTTGATTGTACATCTTCTATGCCCTTGTCATTGACCTGGGCAATAGTAACCTCTTTGACTTTTTGCATTTTTTTGAAGTTTTAATATTATTGAAATTTTTTTTGAGGTCGAATTTCTTCGCCTCTTGTTTGTTGTGATACTGTTTTTTTATCTCGTCTGCATTGTAATGGTTAAGGATATCATCTAAGATCTGATCTACGAGTTTTATCTCTACTGATTTTTTAATTGCTTCTCTTTCTTTTTTACAATAGAACCTGTCTTTGTAGAAGCGAGGCATAGTTGCTTTTTTGCCGTCTCCTACGTTTACGTACATTCTGTTGAGCATGTCCTCATGATGCCAATTAAATGATTTTTGATTAAGATATGCTATACCAAGACCGTTTGACATTACACTAAATGGTCTTAAGCGATCATCGTTTATACGGAAATTTTTTACCGGCTCTGATATATATTTCATGACGTAGCCTACTGATGCTCCTGATATTGTTCCTACTGTAACATGTCCTTTTGTCCAATGGATTGACTTTACTCTTTGCTGTCCATCGAAGTTTGACATTTTTAATAGTTGTATATCTTTTTTTGAAAACATAATATCGAGCTGACCATTGAATAGTAATACATGATAATGCGGACGTTTGATTTTACCTCCATATTCGCCAACAGCGAAATATTTGATTCCTTTGTTTTTTGTTTCGTAGTACTCGTGTGATCTGCGTAATCTTTTGAAATAGTCCTGTAAGTCTTTTTTCTTTAACTCGAGATAACCATTTCTCGTGATCGGTGCATGTTCTGTTGCGTATGTCATTGTAACAAAGTATGCAGTATCTGATGTTTTTTCTTCCTGCAATAATCGGAATGACCAAGCGGAAGCTCTACGATTTAAGCATCCGGTGCATTTACCGCAGGGAACGAAACATATTTTACCCATTGAATCTTTTATTGCTGTTGTCATGATACACCTTGTTGTACTCATTCCTTCGAATTTTTGTTTAAGTAATTCGTATTGTTCTTTTTCTTCCTGTTGTTTTTTGACCCTTTGGTCAAATTAGAAATGTGGTGTGCCGTAGTACGCCATCTTACGAGTTGCTTTGTGTTTTACATGTATGTGCGACCATACATAATCAGTGCCGTCCTCTACTGCGAATATCCTGGTGTCTGGTGTACACTCGATAAATTGCTGATTAAGTGATGGCGGTGTTGCGAAGATTCTGCCATCATGCCAGAAATCAAGTGTTGTCCTGAAATCTCCTGATACTCGTGAGTTAGCGAATTTATATTCTGAGTAACGTGGTATATAACCAAACGGCTCTTTACCTGTTGCTCCTTGCCATGCATAGACCTCTCTCTTTTCTACTGCTTGCTCTCCTACTCCTTCGAATTGTTTAAAGTAAGTTTCATAGCGATCATTGATCTTAAGAAATTTTTTTGGTATCCCTTGCTGATACGATGTTTTTGGAAGTATTGACATGATCGTCATTATAATTCCATGCTCTTGGCAGTAATAGGATCCTCCGTATCCGTCTGCTATTGCTACTGCATGTCCTGACATTGCTCCTTGTGGTGCATCATCTGTTCCAGTTGTATTGAGTACCTCTGATACTACGAATGGAGTTTTTGACCCTGTTATGTATTCAGGTCTTTGTAGCCTGGCATCTGGTGAACGTACTCCGTACATTGATAGATTGAACTCTGAATAACGAGTACCACCTCTCATTGATTTTTCTAAGAACTCCTGAAGTTTAAATGCTCTGCGAAGATCTGCGATCGTTGTTGCCTCTCCTGTATCATCTGTGACAAATGTTGAGTTTGGGTCTAATACTTTTAACTCTCCTGCTGCATCAGAGAACTCATGTGTACCTGTTAATACTAATCCTGCTCCTGCTCCTGATAATGTATGATCTGATGCTTTGCGTATAAGCTGCGGATTGAAATTTCCATCTTCCAGGATCACTCTTTGTGATCCGAGTGGAATGTTTACTGGTTGACCTTTTTGTGCTGTTGGTAGGCATGAAGTGAAGTAATCATGCTCCCATGCTCTTCGTCTTACTGTACTTAATGTTGAATATGTACCGTTGTTGCTACCATCTATAAGTTTAACATTTGGTACCTTGTTAATCAAATTTTGATCTCTGAAATACTCATTGTATATAAGTTGGTATGCTGCAAATGGCATTGCTGATACTTCTTCTGTATCTGTACTACCTGATCCTGCAGGAAGTCCTAAATAATCTCCGAGTGATCCTATCGGTATATCTACTCCTTGCAAATTGAAGAATGGATACACTGGTGCTTCTACTGGTGCGCCATCGTCACCTCCTGTCATGTATACTTCGTAGCTCTCCCATAATAACCGGAATGGTACGAAGAACGTATGAAAGAAGATATCGAATCGTTGCATCACTGGTGCAACGAGTGGCGCCAGTCTGTTTAATCCGTAACATGATATATAGTGTTTGTCTCCTGGAATACATTCTTCCCACATAACGGGATATAGTAATCCGAATTTACTGGACATTTTTACATCATGGGATAGGTCGAATGAGTTACTGTCAAGATGAGTCATCTCGACTTGAGTGAAGAGATTTTTCTTTTGCATTTGATTTTGAATTATAAGGTGTAAAAATGCCGGGCGAAGCCCGGCGAATCTTTTTTAGAGGCGGACACCGCCTCTGGAAACCGTGTACGTACGTTTCTGTTTTGTTCTGCCTCTTGACCGTCCACGCCTATTAGAGCGTGACCTAGACCGTCTTGAGTATGCCATAAGACCTCCTTTTTTTGAAGTGACACAATTTTATCAACGTCCAAATATAATACGAAGTATTGATAACCCAATCTGTGCTGGTCTACCTAATTGTTTTTCGAAATCTAAAAGAGCGCCTTGTTTTTTCATTACCTCTATACGTTGAAGTATTTCTTCTCTTCTACTTTCAGATAACTCTCTGAACTTTTCTGAATTTTTAATTGACTGATCTAATACACCAAGCTTTTTTTTCTGTACCTGCTCTGCAAAGAATGCTGTCCAATATTGCTCGTTATATTTTTCTCTTGCATAATCTGCCTCCCAGCCTCTCTTTGCAATCTCTACATCTTGCAGGTTTTGCTCGATTGCTAATTTAATTGCACCTCTGCTTACATTCTGATTTGTGAGATCTACCTCTGATAATTTTTTTACTGTATCTGCATTTACATTCCTTTTCCTAGCTTGCATTGCTTTCTTGTGTGAGATCTGCTTGATTGCTTTTAAGCGCATAACTGTACATCTGTCCAAGATCTGAACGTGGCGCAGTTGCTTGTCCTCCGGAAGCAGATGAACTCCGAACCGGTTGCGCATCTGAGCCCTGTCCATATATGAGGTGTGGATTAAGACCAGCTTCTTTAAATCTGGCCATTTGTTCCTTTGGGGAATTATATGCGTTTTGCATTTCCCAATCTTGTAGTGCGTCACGTCTTTGTATTTTATATTGTTCTCGAGCGAACTTTCTATTTGTAACATTGGTTAGATGTTGTAATCCTGTATTGATAAGGGAGTTTGTTGCTCCAAGTATTTCTTCTACTGGCATACATTTTTTATTAAGTAGTTATAGAATCGTTGTTGATGTGGCGGTATTTCCTTTGTAAGTTTTGATTTGATATAATCCTGAATATTTTCCAGTGATCTCATTTGTCTTACAAATGATTTTAGATCGTAATAAGTTTCACGATCATTTTTTATTATCGTCTCCTTCGGAGACGGATAATGTTTTTCTGTTTTTTGCTTTTGCAT